GTGGCAAAAATATCTTCTTCAAAGTTAGATACTAGAATCCTATCAGATGATCCTAGCGCAACGAGAGCTGGCCTAACATCTCCAATAGAGGGATAAAGAAGATAAACATCTCTTTCTTCATCGATAAACCCCGAAAAACATGTCTCAAAAAATTGATTGTTAATTTCATTGAATGCAAAGTCAGGAAGATTGTTATCCATCCTTTCAACTGTATAGCCATCAACAATAAGAAGACCCCTAGGACTCGCGGCCATTGTTCTATTTAGGTATGTAATAACAGAAAATGCAGCTTTAGATCCCCTGCTACCATCTACTTTCTTAAGTACAAAAGGAGTGACATCATTACCGGTATATTTGAGTAACCAAGTAGATGATTCAGTGAAGAACATCAAATCATCTCGGTTAAAGGCAGCCCCGAAGAAGAAGGTATTGTCCGGTATGTCTATGAAACCTGCACCTGGAGCTGTATTATTGAAATTGTCTGTATTGACTCCAAATCCTGAAATCCTAATCCTTCTTGGGAAGAAAACACCTGCTTCATATGTTTGAAACAAAATTAATCGATCTTGGAATTCAAACATTTGTCTAGCATTTAATGTTCCACCAGCAAAAGTTGGAGCGTAGTTTGTAACTGTTGTTCCATCCCATTGTTGGATAACATCTCCAGCTACACCATTACAAAAAAGTAATCTAGGTACTGAAGCGGCATCTGCATAATTAACCCATGACCAAAAGTCTTGAAAAGTGCCGTTATAAGGAGTAGCTGGGCTAATATCAACCAACCTATCAGTATTAGGATCATATTTATTAACGTAAGTTGTATCTGCAACAATCATTTCCCTTACGTTGTTATTAGGATAAAAACTCATTATGCCCATGACGGGCAATCCTTGATGATAATCATAGGTAACAGTAATTGGCGTAGCTCCTGCTACATTTCCATTAAATGTAATGCTAATGCTGCCCGTGGTGTAATTAATAGTTCCGCTACCACCAGCTGGAGAAGTAGTAAAACCTCCAACCCCATTATCTGTAGCTGTTTGTGCCCCAGCAGTTATAACAACACTACCTCTAGCAATAGGAGTGCTTACAGCTACATGAACATAAGGTCCCGCAGTTCCATTTCCTGTGCCATATGCTTCTGCTGATATAGCATGCACCATACGGCTTTCAACATAAGTAGACTTCAACCCATTAGCAAATCCTGAATAGCCTTCTCTTTTATAAGTCACTCCTCTATAGACATAACCATCTAATAAATCGGTAAATGCATCATTCGGAAGAAGCCAAGGCTGAAGCTCCCTATCTAATCCCGTTGCATAATTTGATATTAAATATCCTTGATAGCTCATTAAAAAATCCTGTTTACCATAAGGGACCAAACAATGTTTTGTCCTGAAGAGTCATTGTTTTTAGCTAACAAATTAGTGCCTGAATAAAATAAAGTAGGTCGGCTTGGAGATCCTGAATTGCTATCAAATTCATGCAGGTAAACTACTGAGCCTGATTTTGTGAAATTGTAACTTCTTTGCACGTTGGTTCCATTGATATAAACCACCCCATATCCTGTATAATCATAAGAAGCATTAAGAACAGAAATTGTTCCGTTTGAAGCTAAAAATGCAGTACCTATAATTTTACTAACTTCTGTCACAGATTGAGGAGTAAGTTGGTACTCTGTACCCGCATCATCCATGTAGAAGAATTGAATTAACCCTCCAGTGCTTTTTACATAGGCTCGCCCAGTATTTGCTAAAATACCAGATGGCGCCTGCGGGATTAAATGGATAAGAGTATGCCATCCATCATTGGCAGCTGCTGTTAAATTGAATTGATGGTCAGAACTCATGATTGTTTGCAATCTAGTAAAATTAGCTTGTGATTGAGCGGGGAAAATCCCAGGTGAATCACTGTTTAAAGGAATTGCTGGATTAAATGTCATATAACCTTAAAAATCTGGGCCGGTTCTTTGAGAGGAAAGTTGATCCCAGGTTCTGGCTAAAACCTGTCCTCTATAACGTCTATAAACTTGAAACACTTCGTTGTAGCGATCCATTTCACCATAATCACTAAGTATGTCTAGGGAAGTACCATAGGCTAGATATCTGGCTAAGTAAGCAGTTGGAACATTAGTTAAAATTGACTGACTGTTTTGGTTTGACCCACCTTCAAAAGACAAATCAATTTTATAGGATGAAAGGCGTATGTTATATTCCTGATCAGGAGGACCACGAAAAGTCAATTCCTGGTTGTAATACAAAACATATGTTGGTTGTTGCGGAGTAAATACTGTTCCCCATGGCCATCTGTAGTAAAAATCACCTGGATCTACATACCAAAACATTTTGAATGAATTGTTATTGGGAACCCCTGGATATCCTACATAAGCTAAAGGCCCAATGGTTGAATAACCTAATTCGTCAAGATCTACCGGAAGGGGGTCCAAAGAGGCAGGGCCAATAGTGAAATCCCACCATGTTTGGTTCTGGAAGATCCTGACTTCTTGAGGGTGTTCTTGTTGCAAAAAGGCATTAAGATAGTCATACATAATAGGATCTGTGAAGGCAGGATCATTCCTATCAACCCGTCCTGTTGTATTGCGAATGATTTGAACTATACTTGCACCTGATGCTGGAAGAACTGGCCCCGTCATAATAAATCCTTATTAAAAGTCGATAACTTGGCATGAAAATCTTGGATCTTCACTTACCTGTCTTGTTTCTGTTAATGTGTCACCACCATCGGTTACTTTGACTTCAGCAAAAACAGGAACAGCTAATTTGTTAAGAAACTTAACAACAGGAATAGGCAGATCGTATGTACGGCCAGGTTTCAACTGACCTTTCCAATCAATGTCTTTGTTTCTAACTCTCACTTTTAAAACGTTCTGTGGCTGATCAAAACGCTGGAATTTAACTTTAACTTTGCGATGAAATGTCTCATCAGGGACCTTAATTTTCATCTTGTTGCGTTCGTGTATGCATAATCTATTATGTTTTCTAACATGAGCGTTATAGACATCAAAATCGGCGACATTTTCGAAAATGAAAGTATCGAAATCGAATTCTTTTTTAGGCTCTTCTGTTTGAACAACTGCCCCTTTCATGACAGCAGCTTCCATTAATTCTGCATCTTTTTCTTTCTGACTTTTTTTCATATTTCCTCTTGTTATAGAGAGGGGATATATACTCCCCTCTCTTTGGTTTAAGCTACGTCACCCAAATTGAAGTACGCATTGAACTTAGTTGCTTGGAAGTAGATAATATCGTTATCAGCTCCCATAACAGCCGTTCCTAATAGCAATCGATATTGGATTGGATAGTCTTGAATTGAGTTCTGAGGAGCTGGAAAGTTGCTTTGAGATCCAACTTGCCCAAGAAGAGGAGCAATCTTAGTGACTTGTCCGCTTGATGTATAAGCTCCAACCACTGGAACTGGTAGACCGAATGTGTCATACAAAGCGAATGTGGTAGCAGATAAAACCTGAACTACATAAGTTTTGTTATTCAATTCAGCCGCAGCAGTACCAATGATTTTCGTAAGAACAACACGATCAAAATCTGAAAGATTATGATTAGTAGAAGTCGTTACGACACCAGGTGTTGCAGTAGTGATACCTGTGATTACCAGATGCTCATTTGCAAATCCACCAGTTGTATTTGCGATTGTCACACCATTTGTAGCTTCTAATGTAGAAGTCAAAGTAGTGGTGCCTCTAGCGATGATCAGAGCGTCCCCTGCTGGGAAGTCTCTAAACCAAACGCCTTCAACGTTATTTGTATCGGTTGCAAACTTTGTATAGTTGAACCATTCAAATTTATCAGCTTGCCAAGGCAATACCAGATTGTATGCAGCGCCAGCTGACTGGAGATATCCGCCGTAGGTATTTGTTACCTGGCTAAGTTCTCGTGTCCCTGTGTTGACGTTTAGTGATGTTCCAATTGGTGCAGTCATAATTATCCTCCTTAACCTTTAGTGCTTCTTAAGTTGATCACCCAAGAGTCATCTAGGATTACAGAGCCTAAACGACCCTTCCAACCCATAGTTTGTCTTTGATTTAACGGGTCCTCACCAGCTCCTAGGGGCTTAATTATCATTTCCATCGATTGATCATCGATCATGATTCTTCCATATCCATTAGCTGCAAAAAGCAGGTTGGAATATACGGCTGGAGCAACTGAGACGTCTTTATAGCCCTCAGATGTCATGACAAGGCGAACCTCATCGCAAGATCCTAGTTCACTCTCAAGAACGCTCTGTTGACGGGGATAATCAGCTGTTGCCAAGAAATTGCTTAAATTCTTGAAATCAGTCCTTAAATCTGTAGAAATAATCATCCAAAAAGCTGCCCAAACCGGACTTGTGCCAAATGCATTAGTTCCTTCTTGATTTGGAGATAACTTCTTACCGTTATTGCCAGTGAGATAATCTACAGCTAATTCTAAGTCTGTAGTTGTTACCTCTGTAATCGCATTTCCATTAACACCATTTAGGCAGTCAATTTGAGCGCTTGTTGCTACAAGCATATTTCTTACGATTTTGTCGTAAGTAGATGCCATGTTTTGTGCAAGCATGTCAGCAACTTCATTAGATGTTTGGTCTTGAACTGTGATAATTACATCATCAGATAGCTGAACGACTTTACCGTATTGCGAAACTGTTGCTGTGATGTCGAACTTAGTAACCTGTTCAGCAGCTGGCGTAACGCCTTCTGTAAGAGGTGTAAGTGCATCGGCTAAGTTATCGAATCTTCGGAAGATAGCGTTCTTGCTATTCTTCTGAGGAATTCGTCTTTCTTGAGCGAAATAGCCATAAACATAGTATGGCTGATGACGATCAAGAAGAATGTTATCGAAGAACAAGTTGACTTCTGGGTCTACTTGTACTGTCGTTGTTGTTCCTGCGGCCATTTTCTTCTCCTAGTCAAAAAATGTTTTGACAAGAGCGGCAAATTTTTTTTATGCCTCACCGCGTAATAGTTTCTGTCGATATTCCCTAAACTCTTTCTTACCCTGAATGCTTTTAAGATATTCGGTTCCGCTAGGTTGCGCAGATTTCCCCATCTCTGTAGGAGATCTTGGCTTATTAGCATTATCTACAATCCTTTTTGCGTCATTTACAACTACCTTTGATTTAGGTTTTTCCTCTACCAAATGCATGTAATCATCCACAATTTCATTCGCTCTAGAAAGACGGTTTACGGCATTATCTAAAGTTGCTGCTAACCACGGTTTCTTGTCCAAAATTGGTTTCAAATATGTGTTAATCTTTTGAACAGCCTCAGGATTCATGTCTTGATAGACCTGCTCGAGAATCTCTCTTTTAGTAAGAGCTTTCTCTTCTCGGAAGGCAGACTTAGTGACTAATGCCTCTGGGTCTTCTTCCTCTTCTTCAGGTTGCTTTGTAGTAGGTTGTTTTGCCATCAAGTCTTCGTAAACCTTATTACGGGTTTCTAATTCTTGACGTTTCCTACGCTCTGCCTGAAGGGCAGCAAGCGGAACCATCTTTGGTTCTTCTTGTTGATTTTCTTGAGACTCGACATTCGGTTGCTCGGAGACAGCAACTGCAACATCTTCTTGTTCTTCTGTAGTCATAAAACTCCCTATTCCTACCGTTACTTCGGTAGCAAGATTTTTGAACCCGAATTACCGCCGGTTACGCGGATGGACTTCCCTAAAGTGGGAAAACTTAACGTATCGTCAGGGTGCATGACCCATAACAACGTTTTGACACCGCGTCTATTATCCACTTCATAGACGAAGCTCTCTTTCACGACTGGAGGCTTTTCATCGCACATCTGTAAAAACGGACGTACCATGCGTTTATCCCCCTTCCTATGAACCTTTGCTTTTCCTAAAATCCAATACTTATCCTTATGAGAATTCTCATTTAGGATCTTTTCCATCACTTGATTAAAATGAGCTGTTACGCCCTCTCTAGCTTCAATGTGTTGTTGCATTGCTATTTTAGGAGAAGTAATTAGCATGGCATTCCTCGAAGGCTTTCTTTCTTAGCCTCAGCATCTTTAGATGCCATAGCTTTCATCCTGTCTGAGTTGCCATAGCCAGGACCAATAGACGACCCTTTCTTAGGAACACTCAATGGATTACTTTTAGTGCTATAATCACCAAAAGCTTTAGCGCCCGCTGAGCCGGTAGGTGGTTGATAACCTGGGTTATTTTGTCCACCATATGTCTCCATACGAGGCATCATCTTGTTAGATGTAGCTGTACCTTTTGCCATATGTTTATCCTTGTTTAAGCGCTTCTGCGCGTTTCATATCCTTTTGCATTTCAGCTTCCGCCGATTGCTTCTCTTGCTGCCTAAGTTCTGCAGCTAGTTGTAAAACCTCAATTAAGCGTTTTCTCGGTAGATCATTGATCTCTCCTATAGTCTTCGCATTATCAAGGAATGCTTTTGCATGATTTTGTACTACTTCAGATTCACGTTCTTTAGCCAATCCAATATCAGCCAGAACTCTAGCGCGACGCTCTTCAGCAAGGGCATTGGATTGATTGACAGATGCCATGTCGAGAGTTTTCTGCATTTGTGCAGCTTCAAGTTCTGCCTGAGCTGCAGCCTGTTGTTGTTCTTGTTGTTGAGCGAGTATTTCATGTAGTTTTGTACTTCCTTGTAAAGGAGCGACTTCTAATGCTTTATCCCAAGGAATAGGAGCACCCATTGAAATAAGTTGCAGAATTTGATAGTAGTACGCTTCTCGTTGAGTAGATGTTTTGACAGCCTGTTTAATTGCGCAGTCATATTCTTCAAATTGACCTGATAAAAACTCTTCAGTAGGCTCTTCGCCAATTATTCTTGCTACTTTTCCTGGAGAGTAATTCTTCTGAATAGCTTCAATGACTAATTTGCCGAGGTATTTCTTGCTTTGTTCGAGGTTGTCATAGATCCCACGATTTCCTTTGAGGCCATTTGAGGCTCTAACTTCTGCGAGTTTCCCTGACACCTGGCTATCACCAACGGAAGAAAGGCCAAGCAGCTCATCAGAAGCACCAGGTATTTCCATGATGTTTTTGTCAATGATGTCTTGATATTGCAAATAACCTGGCGGAATATTAGGAGCTGAAATTTCTCGTATATCTGCATTAACATCATATCCCTCATTCATTACAATTTGTTTACCCTGACCCGCTTGCATAAGCATGTTTGGATCAAGAACTGCACCGTTTTTGGTTATCCATCCTGTATTGATGATAGATTCCATAATGTCTATGATTTGAGAATGGCGTCTGTTATATTGTCTTTGAGCATCTCTAATAGATCGGACAATTCCCTGTATTTTCAACTCAAATGTATCTATCAATGGCTCGTGATAAAGCAAGACAGGTATGAAAGGAAATGTATCCAAACCTGTGGGATCTGGTCCTGTATAAAGTAGCTGTCCAGAAACAATGATATTTAGTTCAACGGTCCTTTTATGTGAATTGATTAGCTCTAATCTAGGACCAAGTCCTTGCTCTTGTCTTCTAGCAGCTTCTTCTCTCAGTTGAGCAATTAAGTCTTTTTCATCTTGTTTATCACCATTCCACTCCTCGGTTACACCTGTCTCCATATCAACAAGGTATTTCTGTGGTACGTTAATTCTTCTCCAATATTGGTCATAGGTGCATAGATTCTTTGAAATGTAAGTTGAATTGTACTGTCTATAGATGCCCAAATATTGATATTTGTTATCTCGTATACCTGTAGGAAGATTATCAATTGTAGATGGGTCTACCCAAGGGAGCATGAATTTGATTTGTTCTTTGGATAATAGATCTCTAGTAGATGCCTGGTCGCAGTCACTAAGGTCCCTTTTCGTAAAGTAGGGATCAAGCATCAGTGCATTAAACGGTTTCCAGTACATTTTTATATCGCCATTCACTTTATCTCGTGAATAATCCATATATAAGCCGATGATGGCTAAACCTGTCTTGAGGCTATGTTCAAAGGCTTCTGAGATGATGTAATCAGCATTAGCTTTATCGTATATGTAATAGAGTAGGTTAGAGAATTGGTCAGCTGTTTTTACATCTGATCCTTCCACTGGGGCGCATACAGTCGCAGTTCTGTTTTCTCTCTCATAACCGGAATATAGATTTACGACACGGCGGATTTTATTTAGCTCCAAAATCATTCGATTTTGACGTTCTAACTTAGTTTTCTCTAGATTAGACCAGTTATCACCAGCATATGCCCTAAGATCTCTGTAAGCGGCAGCATAGTAAACTCCATATGTGCGATAGGCATCATAGAAGAACTGGTTGAATTGAAAGACTTTTTCGTTGTTAGTGCCTGTAGTAACGTATCCGCTCATCTTTTCTCAAATAAATATTTGATAGCCATAGCAAAATTTTTTTAGAGCCACTGTCGCCGCATGCGATCCCATTCTTCTGCTGTCATTCCAGCTCCCGATCCTGTTCTTTGAACTGCTTCAGAGCAATAAATTAAAGCCTTAGCCCCATGAGATGCCCAATCATGATGGCTTTTCTCTCTGTAGCAACCTAACTTTTCATTCCACTCTTTTCTAAAGCTTTCAATAGCTTTTATTCCTTTTTCACACTTTGTTTGGTCAAAGAAAAATCTCGGTAGCATATTTCTAAGGCATTCAATTCCAAACATTTCATTGGTATCTCTTGGCAATACATCAACTTTGAGACCCATGCCTCTTGCAATATCAACGAGGCTTTTCCCAGATTGTAAAGATCTTGAAGCTGCATCGTGTGGCATAAAGTGTTTTTCATATATATAAGGTTTATTCTTTAACCAATTTATGTAATGCGTTAACGCTTCATCACTATTTTCATAGTAATCAATACAATGGATCTCTTTTCCAATGGTCTGAAAGATCCAAATCGCATTGCTATCACCTATTCCTATATCCCATGCTGTATAGGTTCTGGCGCTTTCGTCATAAGGTACATGGCAGATTCGTCTTTCTTGTCTAGCAATAGACATCATCTTGGCAAAGTAAAACCCTTCATTAGCCGCTTCAAATGACTCTTCAGGAGTTGAGGGATATTCCCTCTTCATATAATCCCCTTGAGTCTGCATCTTCTTTACATACCAGGCTTTTTGCTCAGGAATTAAAATAATTCCTTTACTTTCTAAAGACTCAAAATACTCTGACATCTCTTTAGTTATCAATACATTTTTTGAATCAATTACATAGTCGGGATGTTCCCACCAAGAAAAGAACCATAATTTCCAATCTAAAGTTCCAAGTTCAATACCCTGATCTTGTAATGCTTGAGCTGATTTACATAATGAGTAAAAATGACCCTCTCTACCTCTAGCTGTCGATTCTATGCAAACAAATTGACCTGCTTGTACAGCATTAAGAGCACCTGAAATAATCTCATTAGCTTTGCTAGGATTTTCCTGACATATCTTGGCAAATTCGGTGATATGCAAGAATTGGATAGTTCCACCGCGTAAAGATGTGGCTACCCTAAATACGCTACCATTACTGAACCGCATTTCATGAACGTTATCTCTATATGCTGGGCACATATCCTTAACGAATTGAGGTAGGTTGTCATAAGCAAACTTTACTTTATCAATGAAGATTTCTCGAGAAATAGGCTTGCTATCAGCAACGATAGCCGCATTTACGTTCTTATTAAATAAGCAGGTATCTAAGAATAAAATAGCATGGAAAGTAGTAATCCCAAGTTGTCTGGCCTTAAGTACAATGTTTAATGTATGCGAATCTTTCAAAAGAATTTTCTGCGACCAATTTGGACAAAAATCAACTACATTTCCTTCTTTATCCTTAATCTTATAAAGATTAGATAACCGCCATTCTCTATCTGCAAGCAATTCAAAAGCTTTTTCTTGTGTTAATGTCATATGTCTTCTTATATCAAATGTTTCTTTTAACAAGTAAAATAATTACTTGACAACATATTTAAGATATTTATTGACAAAGAAACTTTGCTTAGAGGAAAATATATAAGCTGAAAGGTGGCCAATATTATGAAGGATAAGAATGATCATTGATTGCATTAGCGACCTCCATGGGCATTACCCGACGTTAGAAGCAGGCGATCTTCTTATTGTGGCTGGGGATTTGACGGCTAGGGATACAGAAGATGAACATAATAAGTTTTTGTGCTGGTTAAATATACAAGATTACATTCAGATTATTGTAATATCTGGAAATCACGACAACTATTTAATAGGGAATTATTCGTGTGATGGTCACATAAAATATCTATGCGATTCAGGAACCGAATTCGAAGGACTAAAGATATGGGGATCGCCTTGGACAGCCAGCTTTCCTGGAATTAACCCCCATTGTTGCGCTTTTACTTTGGATAATGACGAGCAATTAGCTGAAAAATGGGACTTAATTCCTCATGATACTGATATTTTGATTACTCATAGCCCATCATTTGGGAATTATGACTGGATAAAAACTAGAGATGGGTCCATTGGCCCAAGCGTTGGAAGTCTAAGTTTATGGATGAAATCTTTACAGATTCTACCAAAATTGCATGTATTTGGTCATATCCATGAAGCTTACGGTAATAGTCAACATACGAATGGAATAAGACTTGTCAACGCTAGTATTGTAAACGAAAGATATCAACCTGTTAATAAACCTGTGAGGGTCATTTTGTGAATGAATGCCATATTATAGCACTTATATCTGGATTTTTAGGAGGGTGCATAACATCTTTTATAATTTTAAAATTTAAGGGGATTTTGTGAAAATTGAATGGATTAAGATTAATTTATCTGATTCGGTTCCTTCATCTCCTTTTCTACTTTCTGATGAATATGAACACGTATATGTAGGTTCTATCGCTTTTGATTATTATGATGCTTCATATTGGTTTCCTATGCCTAAATATCCTGAGAGTGTGATTTTATAGAAGGTGAAATAATGAACTGTATGCCATTACCCGAGGTGCCTAAATGAATTGGATTAGCGTTAAGGATAGATTGCCTGAAGATGAAAAAGGCTGCATTTATTCTAAAGGCGTTTTAGCTGTCGATATAGAGGATGGAATAATTTTCTTTGCTACATATGTAAAAAAGTTTAACTCTTGGCATGATTACCATGAAGCTCCTAAAGGAAAAATAGATCCTATAACCCACTGGATGCCATTACCAAAACCACCTGAGAATGTGATTTTATGAAAACATTTGGCCCTACTGATGATCAATTAAATAAACTTTGTCTAGAAGAAGGTAAAGAAATATATTTTAAACTTAGAGATAAATTTCCTGAAAATTCTGTTAAGGATATGGATACAATATTGAATAGTTTATGTGTGGCACTTTCTTGCCATATGTATCAAAATGTCGATAAAGACAATCATCCCTATATTATTCAAATCATTTACAAAATACTGACTGAAAATCATACTGGAGGAAAAGGAGGAATGCCAGCAGGTGGAAAATGAGATGGATTCACACAAAGAATCTCTGGGCCATTTATAGTGAATTGGCCCCCTTGAATATAAGGCGTGAAATTACGTCCATCTATAGGCTGGCTATTAGCATCAAAAAGCTGAAAGTCATTAACAGTAGCTCTCTGAACATAGAACAACCCCATGTTAATCTGCTCCATTCCTGTGCTAGAAGCAAATGGCATTCTAATAAATTTTGTTGCGCGAATAGCCTGTCCATCTAATAATCCATGTGCTGTTTTAGTCACTATCATAGGTAAAGTATTTGTGATATTCTCAGGGGTGAATTGACGATAAGTAAAATGGCTAAGAGAAGAATCTGGGTTATTAGGATATGGAGATTCAGGTTGCGTATCAATGAATTGGTATAAGGGGCTGTCTGGATCTTGTGGATTTGGGCTACTCATTTTGAAACCTACAGGATATTTATGGTAAAATTACAAAGAAATCTATTAAAAGCCAATGAAATTTATATAGATAATTCTTCACAAAAAATTCCATTGTGATAAAGTAATATTTTACAAAGGAAAAAATATGGTTAAAGGCATGCACGAAAAATCTATCAGAATCACTGCAAAACCACCTAAGAAACAAGGTCCTCAGACATCTTTTGTTGAAGGAGCTAAGCAATCAAAGGTTACAAAGCCTAAGAGTCTAACCCCAAAGCCTGCTTACCAGAAAAAGAAGTAGGGTAATGGTTAAATTCCATATTTCCTGCGCCCCAGATAAGAAGCCAACCTTCTTGACGGTTTACTGATTTTAATAGTGATGAAGCTATTTGATCAATTTTGTCGGCATTTGTTTCTTCTAACCATTCGGCACTTATTCGAACACCTTGAGTAAGGCTTCCATCATCAAAGAACATTTGCGCCCATACCGTTATCTTATAAGGATCGCTCATCTATTTCTCATAATTTAGATTTATAACTTTGAAACTGATAGGTGCATGTCCTATATTATCTTGTGATCTGACAACAACACCTTCTCTCTCATGACCATTAGAATATTTTCCTTCCCCAAGAGTTGCTATCTTTTCCTTATCAAAGCTACTTTTAATATCTAGTATTTTACAAGTAGGAAAGTCTAATCTATCAATGAGCGTTAAGAACTCTGCAAACTCAAGATATTTTTTCTCAACAATATCATAAGCACTAAATGCGAATCCGTCAATTTCTGAAAGCCCCATAGGATTTTTCTGGATTCCCGGCCCACAAGTTTCCCATTGAAGAGCTATACCATCTGGCAGCTTTTCTTCTAATTTATATTTAATAGCTACTTTCCAGAAGCCATTTTCCTCATTTCTAAGCAATTCAACATTTCTGCTACAAACGCCAAAGTTTCCTTTATATCTATAAGCAGTAGTTGAAGAGCCATCAGCTTTTTCTGTAACATAATAGAATTTCCCTTGCAATGCATCTACAAGATCTTCACATTTCTGGTAATTAGGTTCATCGGTCTTAGGAATAAAGTCAGGAAAATACCCTTTTGCAATGCCATTAAGATGCGTTGGGATTGGTTTATGGTATTTTGTAACACCAAACCATAAAGTTAAATCAGTCCCAACTTCCATTGACTCATGATAAGCTTTTGGTACAGGCATAATTACTACTTCACTGGGCGCGCCTTTAAATCGACGCATTTTTACACGCCAACCAGTTGCTTCCATGAATTGCATTGCTTCATTAGGCTGAATTAATGCATCTGGGAGATAAACATTACACCAACTATCGATTTCAAATTGATCTTTTTTAACAATCCCCTTCCATTTTCCTCCTTTCCCGCAGACAACAGTGGCTGAAACGATAAAATCAGCCCCTTCTATAGGTTCTAAGGAAATAATTTTGCCAACATAAACCAATTTATCGCTCTCTTGAACAGCAATTTTCATGTAAGCGTCAGAGACAGGGGATTTTCCGAGCCACATAGTTAGTCCTTATATGGGTCAAATTCGCGTTCATCAGCCATACAAACGCCTATAGGTGTTAAAGTGTGTAGAATGTTAACCGTAGATTTATGCGCTTCTAGAACGCTCTCTATTCGTTTATATGCATACGGTGATTCATCAAGACCTCCTCCACGCAATTCGACACCCAATCTTTTAATCCAGGCGGAGTGGGCGGTCTTATCAACCATACCAGGTCGGATACAATTTCCTTTTCTGTCGTATTTTCCTTTGGCTTGTATTCTTCCAAGCTGACGGCCTGCTCCATGAATCGTAGAGTAAAGAGCTGCTTGGGACTCAGGTTCTTCCATCCCTTCAAGGATAACCGATATATCTCCCATAGATCCGCCAACAAAACCCTTTTGACCTGGGAAAGCGGGAGTTGCTCCTTTTCGAATAACCCAAAGGTCTTTATCAAAATGTCGTTCTTTCCATGCAAAGTTATGATGATTATGGATTGATTCGACGATGTTCCCTTTGAGAATTTTAGCAACTCTTTCGCATACCCAATCTCTCCCTGCGTAAGCATATCGACCAGCAAGCTCCATACATTTAAGGTACTGCTGTCCGAGGTCTGAATCTTCATCAAAAATGACTGGCTCTGCGTGGACTCCATCTTTTCCTCCTCCTACTTTAACGAAATGAGTTGCGATAGTATGACCGAGACCCCTTGAACCAAAATGAACCCCAACCCAAACACGATTGGACTCATCCACAAAAACATCCACATAGTGGTTTCCACCACCAACAGTACCGAGTTGACCGGCGGCGCGATCCTTAAGGCTAGCCAAGATAGGAATGTCATTCCATACAGGATCATCAAAAAGTTCATGCTCTACCCTTTCATTGTTTCTTCTTCCCATTCCAAAGCTGATGTGCTTTTGGATTTCATTCATTGATCTGTAGATATTTCCTTTGACTGATTCAGCAGAACAATCGAGCAACACAGCTTTATTGCCACAAGCGATATCAAAACCAACACCGTTGACATTGATAGCTCGTTCATAAGCCACCACACCCCCCACAGGCACGCTATATCCAATATGATGATCTGCCATAAGAGCGACATACTCAGGTTTTTTTTCATAATTCATTACCGCCTTCATTTGTGCTACCGCTTCGGGTAATGGTTCTCCCCAAACGGGTATGCCATCAATTATTTGCATTATTTCACCTCAATAAATGGCATGGCTCCAGAAGTAACATGCGGCATTTTACCATCCCATTTCTGAACGGCTTGCCATTGAATTAATTCTGTAGTAACGGATTTAGCCAGCACTAAATTAGCTTTAGCTTCTGATTCTGCCTGAAGGATAGCACATTTTGCCTGCCCTTCTGCCTTAGCAATCTGCTTTTTAGCCTCTGCTTCTGCTTCCCGTAGTTCATTTTCTCTTTGTTGCGCCCTCTGCATGGCTTCTATCTTAGCATTTAAGGCAGTAATGACATTTTGCGGAAAGTGAAATCTACCGATAAGATAAATTCTAGTAAGTTCAATGCCAATAGGCGATAAATCATCCCTAACATGTTTTTCTACATCCTCAAAGAAGAATTCTTTTCCTGAATATAAATCTTCAATGGCTGTCTTAGAAGCAGACTTATTGATAGCATCCCTAATATAGTTGCGAATAAAAACATTAGTAATTTCATCCATTCCACGTCTATATCTTTGAAAAATAAGTGGGATAGATTCTGGTCTAAGATGATATGTAATGCCGATATCTGCAGATACAGCCATTCCTTCGCTAGTTTGAAAATTAAATCCTTCATGATCTCCTTCCCAAGTGTTATTTTGTTCAAATATAGGAAATTCATAAACGTTTTTCCAAGGTGCAATCCAATGCATCCCCACATGCAATTCTTTAGCCTCTACCCCTTTATTATCACCCAGCATATCAACAACCACTCCAACATATCCAGGAGAGATCATTTTAAAAAACATACACCAAGTAAAAAACAATAATCCAAGGGAAAGTAAAGTTATTTTGTTTCTAAGGCTTATCATAAATTGTCCAAATCAGCTTTTTGTCCGTTAAGATAATAGGTCTTATTTTTTAGAGTCGGATCTTTCTTTGTCAATTGATTGTAATAATTATATAACCGCTCTTTCAATTGAATATCACAATCTCCACCTTCACATTCATATACAATCTTAAGCACTGTTTTACCTTGCAATAGAGATATAGCTCTATGCATATCAGAGCAACAATTATCACATAACATAACAACTCCTAAAAAAAGACATGAGCTATTGGCACGAGTGTCACGTGCCCCTGTGATCGCGCTTCCCTTTCAGTAAGACCGCTAAAATATGGTTGCTCTATTAGGCTCATGTCAAATGAGGTAAATATGATTCGAACATATGAAGCCCAGGGATTTTAACCCCTAGACTCACCTATTAGCCTATAGCCAATTTATCTTCCTTGTTACTGGAAGAAGGTCGCCTTAAGCCACTCAGCCATCACCTCAAATAGCGGTACGCGTTATAGCGCATATTACATTCCTAAAAGGAACCGCTAAAATATCACTGCACAACAAACTCTTCAGGTTTAGCCTCTAAAACAACAGGATCAACAGGTTTAGATAAAGCACTCACCAATACCTGATAACCAGGATTATTATCTAAAGGCATCCCCTCAACAGGAACAAACCCCAAACACGGCATCAATCTAGCCAACATAGCCATGCCAACCTCATCAATCATCAACAAATATTGCTTCTTCTGATGCATAGGAATCTCACTCATCTTCACCGTCCTGATCTTTACAACCTAACTTTGTTTTCAAGCATAATAAATTATTTTCTGCAATACTATATTCATTAAATTTCTTACAAAAATTCTCCATATAATGAACCATCACGGGAATAATATCTTTCATACTGTTTTTATGCGCCTTCATATTCCCTTGATATAACTTCATCAATTCTTTCAGCTCATCTTGAAAATCTTCACTCATCTTCACCCTCTCTTGTTAAATCCAAAAAACAGTAGTAAATATTTTTTCACAATATCTGCCAAGCAAAATAATTGCTTTACGACTCAGGATCAATCTTGTCAGCATTCTTTAACATCATCAATTCCTCAACAATATTCTTTAACGCCATAGCCAAATTGAAGTCATCCTCTTTATATTTCGGGCTATTACTATACTCATAGGCATGACCTTCAAATATCTTCCGCAAATCCTCCAGCCCATATCCATCCATACATCCTCCATCTTGTAAATACTTAATTTACCATCCATAAAAATTTTTCTGTAGGAAATTTTACCTAAAGTTTTTTTATGTCATTTTCAACAAGGTAAATTTTTCCACCATATAAATGGTAGGGGGTAGATGTTGTAAAGGTTTTGTTTAGTTGGAAATTTTCTATCCGCCTTATTCAGTTATTCAGCTTGCAAGTTGTAAAGAGTTTGTTGTTTGTAAAGTAGGGTTGAATGTGAGAGAGGGCATGAGATATAGATATAACAGGTAACGGTTCTAACTAAGGTTGCACCCCTACCATCTTTTCTAGCATTCCAAAGGTTGGATGGGACCCTAGTGTAACGCCATGTTCATGTTGTTACTAGGTAGATGTATATGTTATGTAGGTTGTAGGGTATGTGTTGAGGCACATGATGTCCTCACACTGCTATGTAGCTTGCTTGCTCTTGCTCACTATGAAGTCAAAGGCTGCTGTAGCTATGTCCTTAGCTGCATTCTTAGCTTCATCTTGATCATAACCCCGTGATTTGCCTTGTGTCTTTAACAAGAACAGTTGAAGAGTGGTATCATTAGACTCTATAGCTCTATCAAAGCAACTTTGTTCTAACGTATCCAATTGTCTTTCTCTTTGATCTTTTAATAATTGTTGCACATCAGGATGTCTATCAACGAAGTTCCTAATAGCACCCCTACTAGACCCTAATGCATCGGCAGCCCTAGACAGGTTACCTTGGTGAGTGATTATGAGATCTTCGATAATTTTTTTATCAAATGGCATTCCAGGTTTAGGTCTTTTAGCCTTTTCGCCGATCTTATTACCTTTAGCAACAGTAGGAAAGCCAGCCATGTAACCTCATTAAAAAACACCTAACAAGCAACGATAAGTAATCAAGCTTGATGTATTGCCTATTAGATGTAAAACCTTTATGCCCGCCTCAAAGCCGGCGGTGGCTATATCAAGTATGATTATATGGGATCATGGGATATACGATATTTCTTTGTCAACTAATTATTTTAAAATGTTGGTTATGTGGGAGATAGATGAAAGTAAAGCTATTTTATTTGTTGTGTATAAATGTTGTAGTGTGATAATATAGGCGTATAACAAAGAAAGCCCGTGTAACTCATGGTGATAAGATCTCATGGTCAAGTGGAAAGGCGAGTAGGGTTATAAGACACAAAACAAATAAGGGGATATATGAAACAAGAAGATTATGAGAGCTACAACATTTATGAACTGGCGGGATTGCTATCCAGAATGATGCATGATGAATTTGATTTTTTCATTCAGATAGATGGCAAGGAATTGCCTATAAATGAACTTAAGGTTGAATGCGGTAAAATAACTCTTTTGCCTTAAATATAACACAAAACAAATAAGAGGACATATGGGAATAGCAGATAAGACAAAATATCAAGTGATGATGAAAATGAATGGTGGAGAGCCTTTAACTTCTAAGCGATCATGGCTTAACAAAAATACTGCAATTGAATGGCTTAAAAGTGGTTTAGATAGCGGACATTTTGAATGGGGTACATTGATAAAACTAGATCTCAACGATTCTTTGATTGACTGTGAAGAATATTACTACGAGGCGGTTTAACATGAAAAATGGATATCTTGCACTGTATAAAAACAAGCAAATAGAAGTATACGCAGAATCTTCTTATAAAGCTCAATTGGAAGCTGCCAAGCAATTTAAAGCTAAGAATTCATATGAAGTAAGCGTTTACCTATGTGAAAAAGACTGTAAACAAATTTATCAAACGGCGGTTTAATATGAAAACCCAAGAAATAACAACTACAAATTTAGCACATTTCGGCTCAAGAGAAAGAGGGATGCTCGTAGATTTGCTTAATGCGTGGGAAAAACAAGGTTTACCCGATAATTTCTTTGATGATGAGGTAACATGCATGATGAATAAAAACAGTGGAAATGTATTTCTTACAAATAGCGATTTTCAAACGGCTATGATGAATGGTGATGATCTGGAAATGTGGCATAACTGCCCAAATTGTGGACATGAAGGATTTCAAGAAGATTGTCAATTAAATGACGATGGCTGTTATGAATGCCGAGAGGAGGAATAACATGAGGACTTACGCAAAAATAAGACATGAATTAATTGAGGATGAAGACTATTGTAGAGCTTCTATTTGCATTACTATACAAGAATGGCAAAGATTAAAATTCTTATGTATGCAATTAGATTCTGAAGATCCTACCTCGTTTATCGAAACAGATAACCCCGATGGATTTAATATGATTTTATTACATCCTGAAACACAACAGTTATTTTGGGTTTACTCTGCGGATTTCGATTTTTTTAACCAGGAAACTTAACATGTATATACCGCCAGTAGTCATATTTATTTTTATTATGATGGTTTTAAACAAGGAGTAACACAATGGATTTTCTACCAATTTTAGCTTTAATTGTAGGCAATGGGGCTTTGATTATCCCCTTGTTTTTATGGAATAGAGCCGAATCGCGCGCCGATATTAGGCATATGGATACCAAGCTTGAGTCGACAAGAGAATTAGTTAGAGCAATACATGATGAGATGAAAGATTTTCACTATAGGCTATATGCATTAGAAAAGGCCCGAAATGATAAATGAAGCGACCACCCAAAAACTAAAAGACAATTGGGGAGATAAAGCCGAATGTTTAGCTTGTAATGCTGAAATTAAGCTCTTCGACCCTCTTTCTTGTTGGGAATGCTATATTTTGGCCATCAATCCCAACGATGAGAACGAATGCAAAGTTATTTTGGTTAATGAAGCAAAAGAGGTTTTAGTTTTAGACACCCTTATGCAAGATCTATTAGGTAGATGGAATGGTGAAGGGGAATTTATGGAAATAGATCATATGTTTAAACCTAGACAAGCATCATCTCTATTTAAGATTTTAAATGAAAGGAATCCATGAAGAAAGAAGAAGTTCTTGCAATAAGAACTAAATTAGGCATGACACAAGCTAAATTTGCGCTCACTTTAGGCGCAACAGTTGTAACGATTAGTAGATGGGAAAACGGGCAATCCACACCATCTAGGTTGTATATTCAAGAAATTGTAAGGCTAATAGGTAAACATGGAATTGAAATTCGTTGAGGCTTCTAAAATGAAGTCATTAGAGGACTACTTATGCGCTTTAATTACTGGAATGATTTCTATCAAAACCTTGCAATCTTTTCATGAAAGGGCCGTGCATTTAGGCATTTTAAAGGAAGATCAAGACTGTAGAGGTAATACCATCATTTGGGATTGCAAAAGGCTAAATAAACTTTATCAAGATCAAGCCGAAAGCATACTTGAATTGTTGCCCGAAGGATTTACGTTTGAAAACATTCTTGCTCAACTTACTGCTAATGAAATACTTGCAGCTAAGAAGTTAACAAGAAAATCTAGAAATAAATAAGATGAGCATAACCCGTTTAAGCTTCAAAGAAAGAAAGCTAATCCAAAAGTTAATAAATGAAAATCTTAGCCTTTCTGAAATTTCTAGGAAATTAAATAGGAGTAAGAATTGTGTAGTAGTTGAAGTCAGAGTAAACGGTGGGCGTAGTTCATATACTGCCGATGATGCTCAAAATAGAAGCGACTTAGCTAATTTTGAAAAGAGAAATAATTTACATAAATTAAATAAGAATGTGCCTAAAGTTTTTTTATACAAAGAACGTATACAAAATTTAGAAATGCAAATTGAAATATTAATCGATAAAATAAAGGAATTATCTAATGATTGATAAAACAAATGACTACAGTAAGTTTTCACTTAGACCCGATAACCGCTCAGCTATCAATCAATCTCATGTAAAAAGGTTAATTGAATCCATCCAAGCTAAAAATCTTTTAGAAATGCGTCCTATCATCGTAAATGAAAATATGGAAATAATAGACGGGCAACATAGATTTCTTGCAGCTCAAAGTTTAGGTGTTGAAGTATATTACCGAGTAGAGAAAAAATTAAACCCTTTAGACATCATTACTCTAAATGTTGCCAAATCATGGGGCATTCATGATTATATGAATTTCTTCACTAAAAATCACTATCCAGAATATTTAAAACTTCAACAATTCATGAAGCAAAACAATCTCCAATTAAGAGTAGCTTTTAGAATGACGTCTAATTCTAGTGACCGCGCTTATAAGGCATTTAAATCTGGAGATTATAAGTTTAAAAATGAAATTTTTGCAGGTGAAGTAGATGTTTGTTGGAGAACAATAAATTATATAAAGAGAATGAATGGCAGTTCAATCTATACAAACACATCAAAGTTTTGGAATCCTTTATTGAAATTGGTAAAGCACCCCGATTTTAACGATGAAAAATGGATGGATAATCTTTCTAAGATGGTTGAAAGATGCACGGTAAAAGCAACCTCTACAGATTATGCCAAGATGCTAATGGAAATAAATAATTGGCGTAATACAAACAAAGTTAACCTTTTGGATGATGAAATATGAGATACATAATATTTGGTCGAGTATCTACCAGCATGCAAACGACAGAAAATCAAATATGGGAATGTCGCAATCATGTTGAGACAGTTAGAAAAGAAGGTGATGAAGTCATAGAATTTGATGAGCCAGAAACAAGTACTAGATTAAGCCCCGATAGCAGGCCAATTTTAAAGGCCATGCGTGAATTTATTAAACGTGGGGATACTTTGATAGTCTACAAGATGAATAGGCTAGCCAGAGACAGCGAAGAAATGATTGTTATATACAATGAGCTACTAAGGAAGGGAGTAAATGTTTACTCCATCCAAGAGCCAAAGCTTGATAAATCTATCATTTGTGTTTTTGCTATGGTTGCTGAAATGGAAAGAGAGAGCATTAGAAAAACTACCCAAACAGGCTTAAGAAGAAAACAAGCCATGATGGAAAAAGTGGGCACTACTTGGTATGGCTATAAAACCGATGAAACCATTATCCAGAAAAGGGAAAAGGTTAGATCGACAGGTAAAGCTTATAAACTTATACCCGATGAAAAGGAATATCCTGCATGCCTTTTAATGATTGAATGGCACAAACAGGGGCTAAGTTATCAAGACATTGCAAATGAGCTGAATGCCCAAGGATATTCCAATCGCGAAGGTAAACCTCTTCAGAAAATGACGGTATATCGCGTTCTTCAACGGAAAGAAATGTACAATCAAGCTCTTGCGGTGTGATTATGCTTGCCGTTTCATTAATCCAAATAACTGTACGCGGATTAGGGCTATATAGTTTTATGCAAGGGCCAAGAGAAACCTTTTGGTCCCCTTGCAAAATGATACCATCCATACAATCTAAATAAAGTTTGATTAAGTTATCCACATCGGGCTTTTTATCATGCTTTAGCCTTTCGGATTGATATAATGATATCATTTTTTTTGTTAATGATTTAGGAATAGGCATATAGAATATAAAAGATACCCTAGGAAAATCGTAAGTGCCATCTAAACCTTTTGAAGTTAAAGTTTGTTTAATAGCTTTCTTTTCCTTAGCCTTTGGATCATAGGTAGTTGTGAATCCTCTAAATGTTGCATGGCGCATTCTGATTTGTGGGATTGGAATTCCTTCTATTATAATTTTCATATCTCTTTTTTAGTTTTCATTACTACATTTACCCTTCCTTCATAGCCCTTTTTTTCAAGAATCCGTAAACCTACTAGATTTTTAATCCACTGTCCCGCTGTAGTATTTTTGTTAACTTCATCGGCTATATCTTCCCATTCATTCCATTTACCTAAGAAAAAATCTGCACAAGTTAAAGCTTGTTCTGCAAATTCATAGATTTCATCATATGAAAGATTTTTCTTAAGCCATGAAACTCTTCTAATAAATAATTCGCTTGCTTCTTGGTCGCTCATGATTGACATGGGTTATACTTTTGCATCCATGATGTACGTTTTTTTGCTACTCTTCCACGACTTAGAAAATCCTCTAAACCTGGTTGGGTATCTCTTTCTTTTCTATTTATCCATCTATCTTTAGAATCTTTGGCATTTTTATTATTTCTGCAAGATGGACTACAAACCTTTTCATTTTTGGCAGCGGGCATAAATTGTTGGTTACAAATGACACAAATTTTAGATTCTTGTGGTTTTTTAACATAAGGAACCTTTGCTTTTTTCCTAAATGAGCAGGTGAAACAATAAATTTGTCTAGATGTTTTTTTCTCGAAAATCTGATTACATCTAGTACATTCCTTAAAGTTATTTTCTGTATTTTTCATATAGTTATAATTTAAAAAGGTAAGTCATCATCTTCTTTAATCACATCCATAGGCTTCATTTCTGGATTGCCCTGCAAAAACTTATCTATCGCGCCCATAATTTGGTTTCTAAATCGGTTTTTTATTGCTTCCCCATCAAAGGAAATTAACTCAATATATTTCTTTTCATTGTTGTCATTCATGTATTCCCGAGCAGGTAAACCAATCCAACGATTTGTGCCTTTTTCAAAGATTTTCACTTCATGCAATCTGATTTTCCAAGGAATGATATGCACATCACATGTTGCCAATAGAGTTCCTTTGTTAATTGCATTGATATTTTCTACTTCTATCATACGTTCTCCTTTTGAATACTGTTTTTTGCCACTTTAAATGGCCTCCAGTGATCTAAAATTCATTTAGGATACCAAACCTCCTATGAATATAAAAAATCGCTTAGAAGCCTAAATCTGTAAATCTACGATCTTCACCGATTGTTACATAAATCCTACCTGAAGCAATTCGGCTAAATATTGCATCGCCAAAATCTTTCCTAATTCGGGTAGAATCTAAATTAGTCGTGATAATCGTAGCTTTCTTATCTCTCTCATTCCATCTTTTGTCAATAATTGCATAGATAAAATCCATAAATGCAGGTGACGGGCAGCGAGTGCCTAAGTCATCTAAAACTAAAAGGTTAGTCCTATGCGCTTTTTTGAGTAATTCAATTGAAGTCCCATAAATTTCGTTAGCTTCGGAAAATAGGCTATTCAAATCCGCTTGATTGATAAACCATGCGCAATCGTGGTCATAAGCAGGCAATTTGAAGGGCGTAGAAGCATCATAAATTTGCATAGCCACAAAGCTTTTTCCTCTTCCATTCTTTCCAACTAATAAAACAAAACCATTAGGATTTTCAATATAGTCTTTTAAATCTAAAACAATTTCTTCACTTAATAATTTTTTAGTCATCAGAACATTAAATCCTTATAAGCATCGACAACTTGGCCGTCTTTGTCTCGTAACCTACGGTCAACTTGATTAGGATTTGCAAAGGGTTTAGCGTTCATCTTCATTTCAAGTTGGTCAAATTTCTCACGGAGATATTTTGCTGGGTTTGGTTTAAACATTTTATCAATCCAAAAGGAATCAGCAAGCGCCCAATTCAAAACATCAATCACTTTTTCAGGATTTCGCTTGTCTAAGCGCAATAAGAAATCAACTTCCGTTAGCAAAGGGGAAAGATTCTTTGGATGGGAGTAATCAGGTTTGGCCCGCAAAAGGGAATTGATAATTTGATTGCCAACTTCCCTAACTTTGGAATTGAATTCTGGCTTTGATCTTTTAATCTTTGGAGAATGCTCGATCTCCATCTCGGCAGCTTTAGCTGCCTCTGCCCCTTTGGGCAGATCGGTAGCAAGAGGAGGTATAGGAGGAGTTATATGTTTTTTCTTATATAATACTATATCTTTTATATCCTTGTTTTCGGTATCCCGAAAACCGGGATGTCGAAAACATTTTTTGAATTTAGGTCGCTCAGAGACATAATATTTAAACTGAGTGATTAAATTATTTTTGCCTTTACTGGTCTTTATTTCTTCCCTTTTCATATAGCCTGCTTCAATGGCTTCATTTACCGCAGCATAGACTCTATTTCTTCCCATATGGGGCTTAAGATGTGCAACCAATTGCTTCACATTGATTTTCCATCCGTCTTTCATAGAAAGAAGATAGATAAGAAGCCAACGACATTCGGGAGAAATGCTTGCGTCTCTAATAAGTTGCCTACTTATGATCGCATAGGGATTTTCTTCATCATGGGGGCATCTTTGAATAGACATATCCATATCGGAATTGTCGGATATGTTGGAATCATTGACATTAATCGATGAATCTGGAAGAATTGGTTCTAGATTAGTCATTAGAATCCTTATTATGGGTGATTGGGTTTTTATTACTCATTAGTCTCCTTATTACGGGTTTTTGTGAATTAATTGTTTTTATATTAGTCATTAGTCTCCTCTACAAAAACCCGTTTTACTCGGGTTTTTGTATTTAAATTGGTTTGTTTTTTCTTGCTCTTGCATAATTCTTATAATATTCTGGATATTCTTCTTTAAATTTACGTCGATACGCAGCAAATTTCTCTTTATTTTTTCGGTAATATTCAACCATATAGGATCTTTGCGTATCGTTATCGACATAACGATGCTTCCATTTTTGCACGGAGCGCTGATAAAGAATGTTTCTTTTAATGGTACATTTTTTACAGTCACTTCTTGCATTGCCTTTTATAAAATAATAATCGGCGTTTTTGTCTTTTGCTTCATTGCATTTTGAACAAATTTTAAGGTTGTCAATTGCAATTTCCGCAACAGAAGAAAGGGCCTTCTTGGTCATTTTTATCTCCGTTTACTCGAATCATAATATGTTCTTCAGAGTCTGTTGTTGTAATAAATCCCAATACTTCTAACATTCGTATTTCTGGTAAATCTGAAGTCTTAACCCCAAAAATACCGTTCTTAACCTTTAAGTTGCATAAATCTAGCCATAATCTGGCGGCGTATACATTTCTCATACCAATAAGCTCAAAACAACCATCACAGCATATAGCTTTATTCATCTTCATTTTCACCTTCTAAAATTGCCAAAGTTACAGAAATTCCATTATCAAATGGATGCCATTCAAGAAGATTCTCTAAGGCAAGCTTCTTTATATGATTTTTAAATGGTGACCATCTTTCAGACATATCAATTTCAACCAAATCTCTTGAAAAGAAAATGGTTCCATTGGCATTTGCTCTATTTAAGCATTGTAAATATGCAGAAAGAGAGGCAGGACAGTGACGAGAAATCCTATCAAGGACCTCTTGTGAGGTAATAGCGTATAAATCCATATGTCTCCAAACAAACTTTGTTATGGACTATATACCTACTACCAAGATAGACTACTGGTCATTATTGGTTGCTTTAGTAGTCTTTTTTAAAAATCCTGTGGTAGGGATTTTTTTTCTTGGTGTAGGTATATAGTACACGCTTGAGGGGAAATTTCCCCTCAAGTTTTTGTTAATATAAACTAAATTCTTTCTTTATTCTTGTCAGCTTCTTTCTTTAACCTTAAAAATTCTCTGTCTCTTTCTAGGTCTTCTTTTTGGCATAACCCTAACATGTCAAATACTTTATTTAAAACCGTTTCTTGAATTTCAGAAGGCAATCCCTGCTTTAACAATTCTTCATTGATGTCAAAAATCTCAAACATGGTTTTACCGTAAATTAAAAAAAAATCTTGTCACATTCCTACATATCTGTTAGCTTAAAAATAAATTAAGTATTTAACACTAAACTGATTTTTAAATCACCTTCTATAGATATCAACCTAAAATAATAAATAAAGAAACTTTACACTTTGAAAGACAAAAAATCTAGAGAAAACTACACAAGAGTCACAAATATTTTATATCCCCTCTCAGGATTAGAAAAAATTGATGCAGAAATTGTAGCATATGCCGCTGAAAGAGGAACAAAAGTTCATAAGATTTGTGAAGGTATTATAGAAGGGATAGGTGAATTTGGAATTGATGAAGAAACATGGGGTTATGTTGAATCATTTAAGAAATGGTGGGAAAAAGGTCATAGTATAGTTGCTATGGAGAAACGTTTTTGGGATGATGAATTAGAAATTACTGGCCAAGTTGATTTGATTATCAATATTCCAGAGGGTTTAGCAATTGTTGATCTTAAAACTTCCAATAAACCATCAAAAACCTGGGCAGCACAAGGTTCTGCTTATGCCCTTCTCGCAAAGAAAGCAGGCTATGACATTCAGAAAATCTTCTTCTTACATCTTAATAAACATGGGAAAGAGGCTAAAATATATGAATATCCTGTGGATGACTCTTTTTTTTTAGCCGTATTACGCATATACAACCACTTCTTTCAAAAGGATTAATAAATGTTAGATCAAAAATTTCAAGAGCGTTTAGATAAATGGCGTAAAAATGTCATACCGGTTCCATCTGTTGAAACGACAAGAAGTCCTCCACAAAGATCTTATCGTGCTGAAAGAGATTTCGGTGATGATATTCGAGATTTCGAAAAGAAAGATGAAGAAGCTTGGCTTCGTGAACAAGCTAGAAATCCAATTTATAGGGGATATAAATGAGTGATAATTTATTGCCTCAGATGAGCGATAAAAATGATATCGTTCTGGCAAAACTTATGAAAGCTAAACAAGAAATAGGCACAGTCAAAAAAGACTCTAAGAATCCTTTTCATAAATCAAATTATGCATCTCTAAATGCCTATATCGATGCTTCAGAAGAACACTTACTAGAAAATGGCCTAATATTAGTGCAAGCAGGCAATGGAAGCTATTCTCAGCCTTTAATTGTGGCTACTTTAATACATCCAGAGAGCGGCCAATGGTTAAAATCCTATCTACCTATATTAAACCCTAAACAAGATAGCCAAGGCTTGGGCGCATCAGTAACCTATATGCGTAGATATTCTATTGCAACCCTACTTGGTCTTGTCTCTGAAGATGATGATGGAGAAACAGCATCAGGACGCGGGAAATATGATCAGCAAAAGAAAAAAGCAGTTGAAAAGCCTGAAGAAAAAAGCGAAGAAAAATTCGTAAAGCTTTTAGAAATTTTCGATAAAGAAGATAGGTTCATGTTTGTAGAGTATATGGATGAAGTTATGAAGCATTTCAAGTGGACTAAATCTGACTGCACAGAAGCATTTCTAAAAGATGAATCTAATCTAAAAAAGAAATTTGAGGCATGGAAAAAGAAACACAAATTACATTGATGAAATTGCATCTTGCTCGGTGGCTTACATATGAATGTGGACTAAATCTTTTAGAAACCGCTATTGTTCTAGAGAAGATAGAAGAAGGAAATGGATTAGGAAAATCCTTAATGTATTTGCTAAACATTAAACATTCCGGAGAGGATAATGAAGAAAAAGTTGTTGATAATTGGGCTAATCCTATCACTCCCTAGTTGCACCTTAAACTTAACTAATATTGCTACGCATGGTACAGCAACAGATTTAGTAGATGATGAGCTAAGCACTTCACCTAAAGTAGATGCAAATGTATCTTTGCCAATTTCGCCAATGTAAAGCCGCTTTACATTGAAAATTTATCCCACTCGAGTAGCTGAAATTCTGCCGTAAGGCTTCACTGTTCCTGCTGCAATTGTTGCTTGACAAACAAGATATGTCGTTGTTGTTGCAGTTAATGTTAATCGATATGCTGGCACTGTAGCGCACCCATCTGTAACGCCTAAAGTGGCATTTGACCCATTCATATTATTATCTCCACCAGTCCCTAAAGTTGCGCTCGTTGTCCCGACAGAACCTTGCCAGCTTGTTGTCGTTCCAGCAGCTCCTGAAACTTGAGCTATGCCTGTTACATCCCAAATCCCTGCCGTTAAAGAAATACTGGTTATGTTGGTAGGAGTATTATTTACTAAGTTAGCTGCAGATCCTGAAGCAATAGTGGCTCTTATTTGTTCTCCTAAAAATCCAGCTGAAGGGGCAGTATTTTTAGATCCTTGCAAGGTTCCTGAATCTGTTTGAGTAGTTGTGTTTATAACCTTAGAAGTCCCAGCAAATGTGATCCCTGAATATAAAATAGTACCTGCGCCCGTGATGCTATTCGTGTTACTGCTATTTGCATTTGAGTTGGATAGATTAATTGTTGTTCCTGTTCCAATAGAAATTGCCGATGCCGTTCCAGATGCAAAATAACTTCCTACTACTGTTAGTGTTCCTGTACCGCTTGTTGTTAGTGCTGTAGTATTTAAGGATGACATATCAACATTGCTATAGAAGAAACTACTTGCACTGTTAGAAGAAGAGTAAGTTATAGCATTTGTAAATACTGAAGTATTCATGTACAGCCTACCAGCCGACTTGGTGCTTGCTGTTAGAGATGATCCAGTGTTTAGAAAATTGCAGCTAACAATATTCATTTGTCCAGTAGAGCTATCAGAAAAATAAGCAATCCCAGTCGTTCCAAGGTTGCCCAAACAATTATTTAGATTTATTTGTGCTGAAGTGTTGGCTGCTGAAAAAGTTATACCTGTATTATTTGAACAGTTTAAATAACAATTCATCAAATTCAAAATGCTTGCGGCGCTACCTGTAACTGCAATTAAAGCTGCCGAATTAGTGACTAATCTTATGTTAGAAATATTACTTGTTCCAGCACCTGTCATCGTAAGAGTACCAGTAATTGAAGGTAGATTCAATGATCCGCCCATTGCTCCTATTATGTTAACCCCTGGAGTAATGGTTAGATTCTCTGTAACGCTATCTCTTAACATGATCGTATCACCAGATACGCAGGCTGCCATTGCAGAAGCTAGAGTAGTATGAGTTCCGTTTGCTGCAGATGTAGCTACTATAGCAGCATATTCACCATATCTATTTGTTGATAAAGCATGTGTAAATGTCATGTTTTCCTTAAGCTAAAAGCCATGTTCCTATTACTGAAACGCATCTCCAAGAAACTGCGGTTGCATCGAATCTAAGAGTTACAGTATCACCTATTGCAGTGCTAGTAGCAGTTCCAGCTGATGAGCTAACCAATGTTCCGATTCTTATAGTTTGACCTGTATTTGCTGTTATAATAAGAGCGCTAGCAGTTGTACAATAGTATATAACAAGATCTCCATCTAACAATCCTGCTGTTGCAGGCAATGTACGAGTTACGGCAGCTGTGACGAATTCCCCGCTATTTAAAACGCTTGTTGAAGTTGCAGCTACTTGTGAAAAAGGAGGACTATTTACTGTAAGAGTAGAACCTGAGCCGGAAGTCTTAGATCCTGATCTGCCCAATACGTTCCAATTACCTGCCGTAGGGCTTAATGGTCCTCCAGTATCACCTGTAATTGTCTGACCTGATCCAGTACCTGATAAGGAAACAAATCCAACTGCATCTACACTGAATTGACCTGAGTTGAAATGTGCCACTCCACTTTTTGTACCATCTGTAGCAGCTGCTGAGGTGGCATATTGAACTTCCAAATTATATGCATTTAAAGCTCTAGATCTTGTCTCTAATACTACCGAATGATTTGCTACTACTGCACCATTTACAGTAATTAACCCTAATGCTGTTGGGAAAACAGGTGTTACTCCAGGGGCTGTAATGGATTGCACGGCTACAGAGTCAATTGCTCCAGTTCCGCCAACTAAGTCAAAGTTAATGAAATGATTATTAGGATTGGCAGAAGATCCAGTAATGGCTAAAGTTCCGCCTGTAGAAGTAAATGTTATGGTTCCACCAATATCTGGCTCAATAGGCGAAACTCCTAATGGGACTGCAATATTAAGAATGGGTCCAGTATTTTGAGTAAGCATCAACCAATAAGCTACATTGGCCACAATCTTAGAAAGCATCCAAAGATCCCCTTCAACTCCCGTTGTTGGATCTTTACCTACTTGCCAAACAGTTCCTATGCTATAAAGTCTTCCCGTTTCTGGCTGTTTAAAATCAGCACTTGTTGGACTTCTATTTCTAGAGACAAAAAAGGTGATGTACTTATCAGTACCTTTATATTTTGTGGGATTTATAGGATTGAAGCCGCCCATTTAGTCTCCTTAAGATTGTTCCTGTATGAAGACTTCAGTCTTTGAATTAATTACATTTTTGATCGCATCCCATGAGAAAGTTTCTCTATGAGGCATAATTGAAACATAAACAGCCTCTTGACCTTCAACAGTCACCTTAACTTTGTTATTTTCTACTTGATGATATTGATTAGGTTTCCCATCAGTATAAATCAATTCATGAACGCGGTGGCATTTTTCATCGAATTCGTATTTTATTTCTTTTCCTGGATACATCTGATTAAAAAAATCTTGAGCCTGGAAAAAATCCATTTTAACCTCTTAAACTTCGTATGATAAACTTATTCTTATAGTAGCACCTGCCGCTGGACCTGCGGCATCTAAATTCAAACCACCTAGGCCTGTTCTCATTCCCTGTATAGTTACTAAAGTAGCGTTATTACCAACTACGCTGTTATAATATAATACTGCCGCTCCAAATGTTACAGTCGCAAGTGTTACAACTCCGATATTACTAGTCGTAGCTTCTGAAGTGTAAGGTAATGTTTTAAGTTGGACATTTCCTGTTCCAGCAGTATAAGTATTTAATACAAGGATTATTACTACAAATACTCTATTACCTATTCGAGTATATCTTCCAATTTGACTTGTGTATGTAACTGTAGGTGAACCTGTAGAATTGTCAATTGTTGGAGTAAATGTTCCCTGTACATATTGAGATAATGCTGTCCCAGAACCAAAGGTAATTGAAGTAACGGTAGGAGTTGCACTATATGCTGGAACGGCTCCCACGCCACCACTTATAAGCACTTGCCCCACTGCAACATCTGCTAGAAATCCTATGACATTAGTTGCAGAAGCATATAATATATCGCCTGTTGTGGCTGTATTAGGATAAGTGTTTGTCGAAGCTACCCAATTAGTTCCATCACTTTGAATAATCTTTCCAGAAGTAGCAGAAGCATTAGGAAAAGTAGGAGTTGAAGCTACCCAGTTTGTTCCATCAGCCACTAAAACTTTTCCAGTTCCTGTAGCGGTAGATGGAAAAGTAGCTGTTGAATAAGAAGGATCTGAGCTAGCACCGCCGCTTTGCAAAACTTGACCAGAACTTCCTGCTGCTAATGCTACAATACTAGAGGTTCCTTCACCTATTAAAACTCCATGAGCCGTATATGTAGCAGGCGTATAAGGGCCTATTAGTGATATAACTGGTGTAGTGGTTCCATTTGCCACAGCTACTTGATTTGCAGTTCCAGTAACGCTAGTAACTGTTCCTGTTGTTGGGCTTGCCCATGTAGGAACGCCACCTGCTAAAGTCAAGACCTGCGTATTTGATCCAGCAGCAAGTTTTGCTAAAGTATTAACGCCAGAGGCATAAAGTATATCACCAGTAGCATATGTTGTTTGGTTTGTCCCACCATGAGTAGCATCTACAGCTGTACCATTCCAAACACCTGTTGCAATCGTGCCTAAAGTTGTTATGGATGTTTGACCTACATAAGAAGCTGAAATATCTATAACAGGAGTTGCTCCCCCCGTAGAAGTAATTCTATTAACAGTTCCCGAAACACTTGTTACAGTACCTGCTGCCGCTGCTGACCAAACTGGTAAACCTGCAGAAAGTGTTAAAACAAAACCATTAGTTGTGGCTGCAAGTTTTGATAGGGTATTAATTGCTGAAGCATATAATAAATCCCCTGCAGCATATGTGGTTTGATTCGTACCCCCATGCGTTTCATTTACTGCAGTTCCATTCCATACTCCTGTTGTAATAGTTCCTAGAGTGGTAATAGAAGTCTGTCCAACATAAGCTGCCGAGATATCAATTATGGGATTTTGTCCGCCTGTAGAAGTAATTCTATTAGCTGTTCCACTTACTGATAAAACCGGTGCTCCTGAACTTGTAAGAGTAACAAATCCATTTGCATCAACGGCAAATGAAGCAGAATCAAATGAAGCAATACCTGCAAGCAATGGATTAGAAGTTGGAGAAGCTGAAGCATATTGAACTTGATATGTAACAGTATTTCCTGAAGCAATAGACCTAAAAGGATTGGCGCCCGCTGCAACTACTGCACCTAAAAGTTCTATGGTATTAGCAATAGGAATAGCCGTACCAGAATTTGCTATAAATTCTGTTGGAATCTCTGGATGATTACCTAAGACATCAATTTCGCCTGCTTGACTCATTTCTTGCCTTCTTTCAATCTTTCAATGAGGGTATAGATATTCTCAAACTTCTTCTCAGCATACGTAACAGCTTTCTTTAATAACCCCACTTCCTTGATGAATCCATTGATATCTGTTTGTATAGGTTTAAATCGCTCATCAAAAGCTTTTTGAATTGGGTCTACTTCAGGTATCTTTGGCTCAAGATCTTTGCGTATAGATGAGTTCTGTTCGTCTAATTGAGCCTTTAAAAGAATGAAAGCGGATTGCGTATAAGAGCGATCAATTAAAGTTTTCTTCTCTATAGATAAAATTTGATCTTCTACCTTGCAAGCTAGATTTTTATGATCTTCAATAGAAGTTAGAGTTTTATAGACATCTTCGAATTTTTTAGTTAAATCTTCAGTCAAATCTATAATAGCTTTCGCATAATCTGCTATTAGATATCCCGTTTCATCGCATTCTTCTAAGACCTTTTTCTCTAGATTTTCGAACTTGATTTGTAAAGCTTTATGATCACTTTCTAATTTGCCCTTACTTTTTTCAAATTGTAAAGAAAGAGATATAATTCCCTGACTTAAAGATTGCAGGGATTGATTCGTCTGATAGATGAAATCTTGATTATTCTTTAATTCCTGAGCGACCCTTAAATCTACTTCAGTTTTTTTATGCGTAGACAAGTTCAATGTATACAGCTCCACTTACAGGTGCAGTGACTTGTTTAACGTAAAATTGAGTGCCTTTTGCAATGACGAAATTATCATCTTTACCAGGAACTAAATTTGCCGTTAGATCAAATAATTTAAATGATCCAGCAGGTACAAAAATCATCCCATTAGTATTTGTACTATCAGTGCTGAAGATCACATCTCCAGCAGTTTTGTTTGTAAAACATATGATTCTAGCTTCAACTGTTAAAGGAGTTCCTACAGCTGCATATGTTCCTGAAATTCCTCCAAATGCTAAAGATCTTAAGGAGTCAAAGTAAACTTTCTTGGCTGACATATTGACCCTCTTATGCTAATAATCCGTAACTTCTTAATGCGCCAACAACATTTGCCAAAGCCAATGAAAGTTGATATATATCGTTTCTAATCGCTGCAGAATCATTAGCATAAACAGAAAGATCAGTGTAATCAGCAATAGTGCCTGTTACCCCACCAGCAGTTACGCTATTTGTAATAGCTCCTTGTGTAACTCTTGTAGCCCCTGTTGAACCAAAGAAACCTAAAGTGCCTGTGGTATTACCTAATTTAGAAGCTACTCCAGCACCTGAACCCAATGTTGTAATACCTGTCGAAGTAAGTGTTGTGAAAGCTCCAGCCCCTGGAGTTGTTCCACCGATAGCTCCTGGTGCTGCTAATCTAGCAGTTAAAGAAGAAGGGACAATGGCATCAGTAGTATTTACACCTGCAACCGCTTCTGCATCTGTTGCAAGAAATACAATCCCTCTAACAGTAGTGCTAGCATTAGGAATGGCTAAAACTCCATTTGAAGGTGTTAATGCTACCCTATTTGATGTACCTGCCGTAGCTTCAGCATCTGTAGCTAATCGAACGATACCCATTTTATGTTGTGTTGCCGGTTGTCCATCATAACCATTCGGCGTACGTAAATTTAATTCAGCCATTATTGCCTCCGCAGATATTCAAATTATTTCTTTACATATACCATGCATCGAAATGGGTGTAAAGTAATTATTTGACATTTACAAGATGTGTTTACATGTGATAACATCTTGTTTTAAGAAAATGGGAGTAAATATGGAGTGGGAACAAATTATAACAGTATTTGCAGTCATAGCCACAAATTTGGGGACTGTAATCACTTTATATTGTCAAACAGATAGGAAAATAGATGAACACCGCAAAGAGACAACTCAAATATTATTAGGCATCCAACAAGAGATGAAGGACTTCCACGGAAGACTGTGCGCTATTGAGGAAAGGAATAAGGGGAAATGATTCATACTATTTGCGAAATATTTGTATTAGGATTCGTAGGCTTTTACTTTCTTCTTATTGCAGAGAAAGATTTCAAAAGTTGATCCTATTTATCCATTTCTTTTTCTATGGAAATTAAGGATTGTATTAAAGAAACTGGACTAGAATTTGGTGCAGCAGCTCTTTTTATAGCAGATTGCACTGACTTGTTTTTTGCTAATCTAGAGAAGATTTCATAAGATGCAGCCAAGGAAAGACCTTCTACAGTTCCAATTTTCCATATTCCAACAGCTGCTAATAATCCTTTTCCCTTTAACCCATAACTGCTGATTAAATCATCAAGTTTATATATAATGTTAGACTTTGTTTTAGCTTCATCTGCTGCTACTTGTTCTTTTCTTTGAGTTTCTGTTTTTTGTTTAGACTTTTTAAATCTTTCTTTTCCTAAATTTTCTCTAGACTGTTCAGCTTCTTTTCTTTCCTTTATAGCATCTTTATTGAACTTATCTTGAAAAACTTTCTCTTCTTTCGTCAGTTCATTTTTTTTGTTTTTGATGGCCTCCAATCTATTTTTTCCTAATTTTTCTATTTCTTTCTCAATTTTATTGCGATCTGAAGCAGTTCCTTTACCAATAACATTTTCCATAACAGAAGCATTTTTTTTTATGCGATTTGACAAAGTTTCTAATTGCTTAAAAAATGTCAACCCGTCTTCCCCCGCCACTAACTTTATATTTTCAGCAGTAGCTTGATCTTTTAAAAAGCTATCCAACTTTTTAAAATCAATCTTTCCATCAGGCATTATTACGGAAGAAGAAAAATCTTTAAATGACTGATCTTGAAGATATTTTAGAACTTCTTCCTTATTTGGATTGTTTTCTAAAGATTGCTTGATTAATTGTTGGCCTTCTTTTGTTTTCCACAGATCTAACGCTGCTTTTGGCCTTTGACCAGTTAATGTTGCTTGAGCAATATCATCCAAAGCTTTCTTTTGTATGGCATTTCTTTGCGCAATCTTACGTGTTGGAGATGAAGCAGGAGCTTTTGACTCAATCATCTCTTCAACAATAGCTCTAGTATTTTCAGTCAAAGAAGGTCGAAGTTCTCGATATAATGAAGCAACTCTTTGCTGATCTTGTGTATTCATAAATTCTAACAATTCACGCTCAACTTGGGCGAATTGTTCTTTCGAAACAACTTCTTTGATATCTGCAAGACCAGAGGGCGTTCTAATAGTTTTTGCCAAAGATTCTGGTTTTTCTGAAGCTCTTGTAGCTCTAATAGATTTCTTTCCTTTCTTCTCTGCAAATTCACCAAATTGCTTTTCAGCTTGTTCAAAAGCTTTTCTAGCTTTGGAATTCTTAGCCCCATATCCCTGCCTAATCTCTCCCCTTAATTCATTTACAGGGCCTTTTAAAAAATCTTGAGCGCTAGTATCTAAAAGATCGTAGTTGATTATTTTGTTAAGTCTCTTTTTTATTTCTACAAGTTTAGATAACGGCTGTCGAGTATTTTCAATAGCTCTCACAATAAGCCCATCTTTTCCTGTCTCAACGCCATAACCTAAATCTGCAAGAACATCCAGTAATTGTTTCTTAGCTTTATTATATCCTTCAGGAGTTAGGTTCAAGCCCCCAGATTCTATCTTTTGTAGTTGCTGTACAATAGAATTAGCAGTTTTTTTAACACTTGGAGTCTTAGTGCTTTCAACATCTTTAGCTATATCATAAAGGGCATCTGTTTCCTTCTGATGAGTTGCTATAGATCTTTCGATATCTTGTTGAATGTTTTGACCAAAAGCTTTTTCTGATACTGCGCGCTGAGAAACATTATCAATTCTTTGAGAAAGATCATTTTCTAAAACTTGTTCTGCTAACACTTCGGATTCAAATTCCTTTGGAAGATATGGCTCTGGTGCAGAAGCCGCACCTTCTTCAAGTTTTGTGAAATCTTTTTGATCTATCTTTCTACTTCTTAGATCTTGTGAACGTTGTTGAACCCTAGTATCAAAATTTTCTTTAGCTAATAATTCAGTCTTTTCCGGGATTTTAGCTTTAGATAAAGTAATTTCTTTTTCAATAGCTTGAACTGGTTTATCTTCTAAAACTGAAAGCGCTTTTTCGACTGCTTTATCTCCACTTCCCGCATATCTAGTAACATTCTCAAGAAGATCCATTGCTGGGATTCCAAGATTATAAGATTTATCATACAAAGCTCTTGCAAATCTACCTGTCCAGCCTAAACTTCTTAATGTTATATCTAAAGCCGCCCATTTTCCACCTTGTTCAAGAATTGTTTCAGGTGAGGGTGGTACAAATTCCCCTTTTTCTATAGATTTTTCTGCTGATTCTTCTAGCCCTTCATATAAACCTCCAGCAGCAGAAAGTCCTAATAAATTTCCTAATGATTGAAGGGGTTTTACAAACTTAGGCGATAAAGATGCAGCAGCTTTTAATGGATATGCTATAGCCTTAGCTCCTAATCCAAGAGGAAGAAAAGATCCTATTAATTTTCCAGTTTGACCTTTTGCAACTGTATCTTCAACTTCTAGTCCAGGAACCATTTCAGAAAATCCTGCAAAAACTCCTGAAGTAATTCCTTTTGCAAAGTTTCTATTTTCTTTAGCTTCTAATCTTTGACCTTCAGGTGAAAATTTCTTTTCTAACCAACCTAAATCTTTAGTCTTATTTTTTTCAGGTTCTTCGGGTTCAAAATCATCTTCTACAAAATCATCTTGTGATTCGTTAGTTATAGGTGTATCTGATTCGAAATCATCCTGTACAAAATCGTCTTTTTTATTATTTACTAATGATGTCATATTTGGCTTCCATTCCCTCATAAGGTGTTACAGATCCATATTTAGGAGGATTACTTCCTTTAATTTTAACTCTAACTTTTCCTTCTGGAACTTCAGATTTTGAGGATTCTTTTTTTGATCCTTTATTTTCTAACTTATCTAGTTCAGATGGATCTAATTCAAGTATAGTAGATAATCCCTTCATTTTTCCTTTAATTTCATTCTTAGTATCCGTAGGTTTCGGCAAAAGAGTTTCAGTAATATATTTAAAACGCACGTTAGAAAGTGTTCCACGGTTAACTTTTTCAAGAAGTAAAGATTCTAGAGCACCTGTTAGAGAAGTAAATTCTCCAAATGTTTTAGCATTTTCCCCTCCAAAAACACTTAAAGCTCCTGTTCCTCTTCCAGCCTTTGGAATGAGTTGAACAATTTCATTATATGCCTTTTGAGTAATCTGTTTTGAATGTTCTTCTTCTTTATTTATTTGAGCTTGTTTAGCATCAATTTTCTTAACTTCATTATTTTGTTTAGCACGAGCATTTGCAGATGAAGGCGATAGGATTTTAGAAAGTCTTACAGCTTCTTGAGGAGTTTCTCCTCCCTGAATCAAAATCTCCCTAACTTCATCAGATGTTTTTATTGACTTATCTAATTTTTCTTGTTCATCTTTTTTCTGTTTAAGTATTTTTTGCTCATCTTCTAATTTTTTTTGAGCATTATCATATTGGCTTTTAACATGGGCGTTCAGGGCTTTATCTTTCTGTATGATACCCTTCTGCATTTCATTTAAGTTTTGCTGAACTTCTAGTCTTTTAGTAGGTGAGATATTGCTCTTTTCTAGACCGAGTTGTAGATCTTCCCAAGCATTGGCATCTTGTCTATTTTGTTGATATTCATTTAAAAGCTTATTGACGTCATTTTTATCCTGTTTATCTCTATAATCTTTCCCTAATTTAGAAAAGAATTGCTCGATTTGTGTTGGATCTGGCTTATCACGAGTTGTATTGATGACTTGTGCGCTAGGCATTAGACTCCTCCAGGCGTTTTATTGACTAAGAAATCTTTAATTCCTTCCAAAGCATCAGGAGTAAGTGATTTAAGAATGTTATCTATTCCGCCCCCGCCACTTGGTGCTGCTTGATCATAGGCAAACGTTTGACGATTTTGTAGATTTTCAACAGCATTTCTCTTAGCATTTTTTGTATCTTTTTGCTCTCCATAAAGATATTTAGATCTTTCGCCATTTAAAGTTTCTTGGATATCTCTACCGGCTTTTGATAATGCATCTCCAACATAAGATGAATTCTGCAATCCTTGATTGCGGAAAGATCCTGTTATTGTTGGCGCCCCTTTTTCTTGAAAATTTCTCCAAGAAGGATTAGCAATTGTTTGATCAAATACTGAGTTTGCAGCTTTAGGATCGTAGTTATATAAGTCAGCAAGGGGGCCTTTTCCCATGACTGCATTATGCTGAGTGTCATTTAATTCTTGTTGTTTCTTATCTAGGGTAGAAACTTTCTTCTTTTTCTTCTTCTTTCCACCTCCAAATAGACCACCGAAGAATCCCGCGACTCCTCCAACTGCAGTACCAATAGGACCAAAAGCTGATCCTGTTGCTGCTCCTGAAACGGCACCTCCCGCTCCTCCACTCCAACTTGGTTTAGGCATAATTTTTTCCTTTGTAAAGCCGCTTTACATTTAAGTTATAAGAGTCCAAGTGACTGCATTAGGTGTTGTCCTAGAAGTCATAATCCAAGCCGCATTTGTATCTGTTCTTACCGTAATATCTCCAATCGAAAACAATGAGTTTCTTTGATCATTTGCAGGAGGATTTGCTCCTGATATAATGTTCTTTTTTACTAAAGGACTGAGTGCATTTGCAATATCAAAATACATATCATCCAATTCATTGATCAAAAGAGGATTTTCTGACTTTGATGCTTGTCCCCAATTTCGACTAAGCGGCAGATTTGAACTCATATAATCCTTCCTAAAGGCGCAAATCCTGGCATCATTGCATGCACTTGAATATTTGCCCCTGCTTGGTTATTTCTCATTCGAAACTGTAAAAACTGTCCCACTTGATTGATCCAAATCTTGACCCATTTCTTTCCGCCTCTTTCATTGTTAATCGGCGAACAATCCACTTGATATGTAAATGTTGGGTTTGAGAAATCTGTCCCTTCGTTGTTATTTGTTAATACATCGATAGTCAAAAATGCTGGAACCGGCAAGCCATTTCCATCTGTTAAATCTGTTTCTGCTACTGTCACATAGAAATAAATCCATCCACATTTAATCTTTTTATCAGATTCAACCCAAGGATTTAGCTTTTTGGACTCAACATCAAAGAAAATCGTTTTAGCAGCAATTCCGCCATCTGTATAAGCAGAGAATCCCATAGTCTGTATCTCAACATCAAAAACGTTGTAAGGTGTTACAATAGCCTTTATGGCAGCTTGTTTGTCATTTACCTGAACCATTCCGCCTACAGACTCAAAAACAATATTGTCTCCAAGATTATAGTTATTCCAATCAGTTGTGACTCTAAGGGTATTTCCATTTATGACAGTCAATCCTCTGATTTTCAGAGGATTGTATTCATTTTGAGTATCATTAAGTCTCCAGATTTCACCCTTATGTCCTCCTCCTATAGCAACCGGAGTTCCTGTTGAGAAAGGAAAGCTATTCCAATTGCCATATTTCTCGGCTAAAGTATCCCAATTAGGAAAACCCTTAGCCGCTGTTAAGTCAGACCATAAGATGGCAAAAGCTACCTGAAAATTACCCATGCATGAAAGGGGAATTCGATAAGTGGCAAAATTATCTTCTTCAAAGTTAGATACTAGAATCCTATCAGATGATCCTAGCGCAACGAGAGCTGGCCTAACATCTCCAATAGAGGGATAAAGAAGATAAACATCTCTTTCTTCATCGATAAACCCCGCAAAACA